ATCCGCCTGCACCCAGCTGACAAACTCCCCGACCGTTTTCGGCACTTTCCGGGCGGCCATGAGGCTGACATCATACACCAATCCCTGACTGCCGCCGTCAATATCCCCGGAACGGGTTAGACGGATTCCACGGCGGGAAAACTCGTCAACAATAGCGCTGTAAATCCGGTCAACAACAGATTCCTTCACGCCTGCCGTATCAAAGTAGATGGCGAGGGAATCCGCCTCGGTGGAAAGCTCGGCATCGTCCAATCTGGAATCATAGGCGAAAAAGGAAATGTCATCAGCGTAATACTGGGGTTCGCCCTGATAGCTCCATTCCGTAATGGGGCGTATGGCTTCCAGAACGGAAGCGGCGATGGATTCAAAGGTTTCGACAGAAATGGGAATGTTCATATCGGCGTAGTTTTTGTGGTGTAAAATAATTAGCGGACTTCAACGCGGTCGGCGTCCTGGCTCCAGTTAAGGTTTTCCGGGTCCACCTCTTCGCCTTTTATTTCCGTGAACATCATGAAGATTTCCACGGGGTTTCCGTTTTCGTCATATCCGGGTGCAGAGTATTCGGAGACATATTCTTCTCCTTCTTCCGCTTCCTCGAAACATCCCAGGAACTCGCGGTTGGTAAACTCCATTTGACGCGTGGCATAGTAGGTCTTGCCCTCAAATTGATAGCTGCCGAACTCGCGTTCAAGATGCTTCAGGTTGATTTCTTCGCCGTCTTCCGTGATGATGATTTTGTCTGCGCTCATTGTCTTTTGTCCTTTCCAGTTTTTGATTTATTCAGCGTAATGGCGTTTGCTGTTTTAGTCCCAACCCACAACCAGGTTGTATTCTTCCGCTTTTTCGAGGATGATTCTTACATCATCAAAATCTTTATCCTCTTCGGAGACATTGCCGCTGACAAATCCATGTCTCGTGCCGTGGGCTTCCCGCACCGGGCAATAAAAGTTGTAGGTCCTTCCCTCTTCATCATAATTTTTCACCGCTTCTCCGGCGACGACGATTTCGTAGTAATTCAGGGTGAAGATTTCTCTTACGTTGTAGGTTTTATCGGCGTTCATTGTTTTGGTCTTTCTAATTCGGTTTTTTGTTTTGTGCTTTCGGTTGGTCCCTTACCTCCCGTCAACAAAGTCAATTTATCATTCAATGATTAGAATTGCAAGAAAAAAGTGAGAAAAAATCTTCTTTAAAGAAACTTTTTTTATTAAAATCTCCCGCAGATATGACAGAAGAGCATCCAGACACTGCAATGATTTCCGGTATGGAAAGCCTGCTGAAAAATGCGCGGATTTGCAGAGAAATTATCCGGTCGCAACCGAACAGGCCCTATGAGCACTACTGGAAAGAGTTTTTGAAAACCCAGCAGGTGAGGAACGCATTACTGGGGGATTTCGACAATCGGGACAGGCGGGAAGAGTAAAAAAGAGGGGGAAAAGGAAAATTTGCAATCATTGCAAATTTGTATGCTCACCTTTTCCCGGTCAGTCCGGGCTTGTCACGCCAGTAGTCCGCTGCCGGAACAGAGTGTTTGCGCTGCCAGTCTGCCAGCCTCTTTCCCTTGCTGTGGGGGCGTTGAAGCATTAGATTGATGCTGGTGTGCCACACGGGCACGGTCCCAATCTGGGACAAATAAGATATGAGCACGTCAATGGGCAAATAGTAATCCCGCATGGCGTCGATGACCGTTTGGCGGACGTGGCTGCGGATAATCAGGGCGTGGGTTTGACAGTAATATTTCGTAAAAGGGATGTTGGAGATTCTGGCCGCCTTTTTCAACGGGACAATCTCAAGGGGCGCATGGTTCCACCAGGTAGGCTCGTTAAATGTTGTGGCGCGGCGGTACAGGCGGATGATGCCGATTTCAGGATGCCGGGAAACCGCTTCCCGGCAAACGCAGGAAATATCGTCGGCGGACATAGGGGGATAAGATGCGGGCACGCAGTCCGACTCCCCATATATAGTGAGGTCGTCCGCATCCATGTACGTTTCCAGCATGGTTGCAAAGTTGGCGCGGAGCGCATGGACGTGGCCGCACCAGGTGTAGCCCAGTCCGTCTGATAAATAGGAACAGGAATGCCCCAGGCTGGGAATGTGTTTGACTTTGTTCCGAAGGCCGGACGTATCATTATTGCCCAAAAAAGGATGGACATGGTAGCCCAGTGCGGTAAGTTCGTCTTCGCCTTCCAGCATTTCCCCCGGTGTGTAGAGCAAATAGGCGTGCATTTCCGATTTTTTTCCTTATTTATTTACTTCCATAGGGGGGTAGGGCCGCATGCCTTTACGCGTCCGCGCCTGCGCACGATATGTCCCCCCTGCATACATATACTGCACATATTACACATATACATGTTTTTTCCGCGCGGCTCATCATTTTATCTCATCTCACCGCCCGCAATCAGGCGGGGAACAGGACAGGCATGTACCACATGTACCATTTGATGATTAAAAAGACGAGTTCCGTGTCGTCCAGCTTCTGTTGCAGATATCTGTTCCAGATTCCGGAATCCCGGAGCCGCAGGAGATAGAACCAGACGACGATTACGTTCATCTGAATTAGCCTCCACCGGAGGCTTTCGTTGTCCTGCGCCGAAAGCATATATCATGTCGAGGTGTACGCTGTGCGGTATTGTATGCGGGGGGGGGCAGGGGTCAAGCTCCGAATGGGCCTGCTGCGGATTCCGCGTCGTCCGGTTTCCGGTCTTTGGATTTTTCCCCTCCGCCCCATGAACGCTGGGCTTCCCACGTTTCCAGAAGGACGCTTGTCAGGCAGGCGAGATTTAGTACTACTTTTCCGTATTCGATTGTTCCGGGGGAGTAGTGGTGAGGGTCGTCCACGGCTGTCTTCCCGCCGATTTGGGCCAGGGAGATTATCTTGGAGACAATGTGGTCGTACCGGGGCTTGTCGGAGAGGTGCAGACTTCCGAGCATTTGCAGGAGGTCGCTTTTGTTCTCCGGCTCCATGATGATTATTTTGTCCGCCCACAGAATATCGCTGATTTCCACCGGGCGCGACTTGTGGCTTTTCAGGCTCCCCTGGGAGACGGTCTGGAAGGCCCGCTGAAGGGATTTGGGCACGCGCTGCTCCTTGTCAACGTGCAGTCCCGCGTCGCGGACTTCATAGCTGTCTCCATAGGGGGAATTCCGGATGAATTCCGCAACGAACGGGCTGCGGTGCATGTTGCTGTGGCATAACACTAGGATGTTGTCTTTCATAGGCATGCAATTATAGGCGGAGGGGGATTGCTGTAAAGTAAATCAGTCGGCGGCCACGGATAATTTCAGGTCCCCCAGATATACCGCGGCGGGGTCTGCATCCGTAATCCGGTACAGGGTTGTCGGACTGTAGGAACCGAGGGCTGCGTATTCCGCCGCCGTAAGGGATTTTACCTGCAAATAGCGCTGGTCGTTGTCTTCCCGGTTCAACATGGCTTTGGGGTTGTCGGCATCGTATAGGGATTCCGTAATGCTGGGGCGGGTCATGGAGAGTCCTCCGGCGTCCTGCCAGGCTAAAAACCCCTCCTCATACAACGGGCTGTTGATTTTCAGCTGGACTATTTCAGCCTGCTGCGCTTTCAACAGGGCGCTGAATGTAGCTGAACCGAGAAACACTACCGGATTGCTGTAAGATACCGCATTGTAAAACCCGATTGCCGGATGGAACCGCATCATCTGTATAGATGGTCCGGCCAGCCAGTCCGCGAAGCCGCCGCTGGAACCGTAGGTGAAATAAAGCTGTATATCGTAATCCGTTGTGCCGGGGCCGGTCTGGGCGGGATGGATGATTAGGCTTGCTTCGTCCGGAGAGCCGTAATACGGCATCAGGTCGATGCAGGACAGGTCATCACTATCCACCAGATTTATCGTACTCGCTTCCACGTTTTCAGCGTCCAGCGAGCTTGTTTTCAGGTATTGGCTCACGGTTACGGACCCGGTGAACAGGGAGGATTCCGCCACATTCAGCGTTTGAACCAAAGTTTGGCCCCCCAAAGTGAGATAATCGACAGAAATGGAGAATTCCCCGGTGTCCATTATCAGATACCCCACACCCCCGCTGGTTTTCAGGGTCAGCGTGCCGTTATTTCCGTTGGTATTGATATTGACGTTGCCGGTAAAGGTTTTTTCGGCTTTGACCGTTTGCGGGGTGTCCAGGGTCATGTAGGACAGGGACAGGCAATTAAACTGCGAATCCACATAATTTTTGTTGGCGGCCTGTTCCGCCTTGGTGGGGTCCTTGACGACAAGGGAGGCGTCGTTGTGCCAGGAAAAATCGAACTGGCAGGCGGGAATAATCTTATCTTTCATCCATGCGCCGTTGATCACCCGCTCATGGTAGATGATGTAGGCCCCGTTGTCGGAAGTGGATTTGCAGCATAGCCGGTGATTGTTGTTGTCGTCAGTCGTGGGGGAATCAATCAGTGAGCCGAATATCCAGGTATGGCCGAAATTGCCGGGGTCGATTTTCCCGGTTTCCACGCGCACGGTATCATTGAACTGGGCATGGCCGCCCACGGTGAGCGACTGGCTGGCGGTTACGCCGGAATTGAACAGGGCGGAGCCGTAAACATTGACGCCCCCGTTCGCGGTGAAGATGGATTCCGCATAAATATTGCCGCCCCTGGCTTTCAACAGCAAATGCGTTCCGGAGGAAATCCTCACGTTGCTGGAACCGGCATGCTCAATGGTCAATACCGGATGCCCGCTGCTGCTGTCGCCGGGGACGTTGGTGGTGTACAATATGGCCGTGCCGGTTACACTGTCGACATGGCCCTTGATTCCGGCCATAAACGTATTGCCGCCCTCAAAAACGTTATCCGTCTGCAAAGAGGCGTAGCCGCTCAAATCTACGGACATGGACTTGGTATCAGGGTCCAGCTCCATGGGAAGGGTCAGTGTGATGTTTCCGGAAACGCCGTTGATGGTAGTGCCGGTAGCCTTGCTCGCCATGTCATCGACATACTTCTTGTTTGCCGCCTCATTGTTGGAAGCGGGGGCGGACGCAATGACGGGAGGGGATGAAAAGGTTTTCACGCCGTCAATCGTCTGGTCGCCTGCGGTCAGGACGACCGTTTTGTCGTCCAGGGACAGGGAGACATTGCCCTTTTCCCGGTCGCCGGTGATTTTCAGACCGGAATCCAGAAGGATGTCTCCGGATGCCCCGCCAATCGACGTGACTACGCCCTGCAATGCCTGCTTGATGTCTTCCAGAGCCTGTTGGGCCTTGTCCGCCGCATCCTTGGCAATGGCCGCATATTCTTTTGAGACGAATCCGCCGTCAACCTCCAAGGTGATAGTTCCCTCGTTCCCGGAAGGCAGGTGCAGAACCCCGCCGACTTCATCATTGACGGATTCATCGTCCAGAACGGGGGTGATTCTTGGAAGGGCGGTGAAAGTCCCTTCCATGAGGGGGGTTTCATCGTTGCTGGCGCTAATGAGAAACACATCATATTTCCAGTTCCCCGGAGGCACGGAATCCCATTCAATCCGGGCGCGACCGTTTTCGTCCACGGAACATTTCAAATCCATCTTTGGGTACGTCCCGATACTGCCGTGGAGGGTGTAGCCCTCAAGGGGAAAAGGCTCATTTTCGTACTCTGCGGACAGTACCAGCGCCTGCCGGAGTCCGGTAACGGTCTTGATGTCAAAATGGGCGGCTTGAATCATACAGGCACACTTTGTTTCAAAGGGCGCAGGCTGTCAAACCGCAAAGCGCACGGAACCCCGCACATATGGCATCCCGCGCGCTTTTTTGAAATTTGCAATCATTGCAAATTTTTCAGGGCTTGTTCTTCCCCGCCCAATTGCCTATCTGAAAGCCGTTCAGCGCCACGCGGCGGAAGCCTTTGAGGGGATGTTTATGCCAGAATGGCATTACGGCGTAGTCCAGAATATAGCAATCGCCCGCATTCTTGCCCGCCAGGAAGGAAAACCGCAGGGGGCCGCTCTGTGCGGCGGGAACGCGCAGGGTCATTTTCAATCGGCCGCCAAGATGGCGGTGCAGAATTTCCGCCAGCCGGAGAAAATTGCCGATATAGCACGGATGGACGACAATAAAATTTCCACGGCGATTTGTTACGCCAAAATAGTAATTTTCCGCGCAGCAGTTTTGGCCGGAATCGGCCATATTGGCGAAAAAGGCAAACCGTTCGAGGCTGGCAATGCACGTATCGTAGTTGATGGCAATGGTGCATTCCGGGCTGCCGGGCATCGACCGTTTCCAGAACTGCGTGAAGTAGTTCGGCTTGTCGGGGTAGATTCTTCCCGATTTGGGTGCAATATGCCCGCAATAACCTGCCGGCTTGTCAGCTTCCAACCGTTTCCGGGTAATGACGGCCAGCGCTACGCAATCAGAAGCTATCAGGCGGGTATATCTGGGTTCGCAGGCATAATGTACTTTCTTGCTGGTGGTCCCGGACGGACCAATACGAAGTTTCGCCTTGTTTGAAAGATGTTTCAGCGCGTCCAGCAGCTCGCGGCGGAGCTGCTTCCGGTCAAGCTGCCCTGACAGGCGGGGCCAGGGCTGTTCCGGCCAGTCAACATAAAGTTCCTGGGGCGGCATTTCAAAATTACTGCTCATGATAGGGCGTTCTGTTTTTCTCGTACTTTTTCCGGCAGTCGGTCATCAGGGCGGAAATGCGTGTCTGGATAATCCGGTTTTGAGCCAGGACACCATTGATGGCTTCCACCGCCTTCACCGCATGGGCGTACTGTTCCGGGTCTTTGTCCGGGTCCAGCCGGTCGCGCAGGCCGGTTAACTGGTAAAGAATGGCCAAATCCACCTTGTGAGTGCGGTAGTAATATCTCCATGCCTGCCGGAGATTCCTGTACGTCTGCCTTTCCGGGGTTTCTTCGGCGGCGGTAGTAGAGGTAGCGGAGGGGGGGGCGGCAGTCTGTATGCCGGTAATCATGTGCTGTAGATATTTTATAGGGTTTTTCATCGCAAAAGTGCTGCTTGTTCTTCGGTGAGGTATTGCCAGGACTGCGGAGATAGCGTGATTTGCCGGAAAATCATTCAGCGTTGCAGAACCCTGCACCTCTTCAATATTTCCGCCGGAACCAGAAAGATAACTTCATCGTCTATGCCGTCTTTATAGGAGGCGGCAACTGGGACCAAATCCATACAGTCCAGCAAAGTAGCTGTTACGTCATCATCTGACATGCGGGCTACTGTTGGAGCCGGCAGGGAATCCAGTAAAATATTCCGGGCTTGCCGTAATTGTCCGGCATATGCAGCTATATCGTAGCTGCGTCCGTCTAGCGGAACAAGCCCGTTATCCTTATCTTCTAACAATTCATTTATGTTCATAATTTATTCTTGTTCGATTTCCCAGGGCCATTCATTAACATCCTCGCAATAAGTACGGGATACATTCCCCTTGACAGTTCGTACTGTGATTATGCAGTCTTCCTTGTCAACGGATTCAACCGTAACCAGCCCGCACCACTTGTCATGAAGCTTATCGCCAGGATGAACCCTCATGATGGGAGGGAACTTGGAGATTAGCTTTTGAGCTGCTTTTTCCGCTCCTTGCCTGGTGGGGCAGAGTGAAGCGGTTTGCCATTTGCACTTCCAGCAGACGTATTCAAATCCGTATTTTTTTACAGACGGCGCTAATTCTTCTCCGCACAGCGGACATCTAGGTGTTTTCATTGTTTATCTCCTTCTTCTTTTTGTTCAAGTTCCCAAGGCCACAGAATCACATCATCCGGGCGGGCAAATCCTTTATTTGTTTTTATCCAGCCAGACTTCAAATTAACTTTTTCTATGGATGCGATTTTCTGGCGCATTTGGTGGTTAAAAAACTTTAACTTATCTCCTGGAAATACCCGCATGATAGGTGGGAATTGAGAAATAAGTTTTTCCGCACGTTTTAGTGCCTCTTCTTTTGAGATTCCGCTTTTTGCAGCTAGTTCGCAATTGGGGCAAATATATTTGCAACTGAAATCCAGTTTCAGCAAACTCCCGCACAACGGACATTTAAGCGTCTTCATCTGGAAATTTCTGCTCAAATTCTATAAGGCATTTGTCGATAAGTTGTTGACATTCACGGCAGACATTAAAAAACGGGCGGTCATTGTGCCTGTCATAACCCATATGCTCCATTTGAGCAGAGTCGTCAACTAATTCTAATGCTTGCCCGCATATAAAGCATTTAAGTTCTTCTTCTTTCATGGTCAATCAATCGTTAGCTTTTTTTAAAAAAAGTTTCACTTCATAGAATTTTACGGCCTGTATAGTTTCTCTATTTCCGACTAAGATATTTCCACAGTTATCATCGGTCTCATCTTTCAGTACGGTTACAAGTTTTCCGAATGGAATGTGGTCATCATGCACCCGCATTTTTCCGGTATCAATCCGACGTACAATATCACCTTTTTTGAACTTGCGCCTTGGCGCCCAATTACAGATAAGACGAGTATTATCACTAATGTCTCCCAAGGTACAATCGACACAGGGCGCATCATTGCCGGATTTTTCGTAATAACAACAATTCTGGCAATGTCTTTGTGCTGGCAACTTCCACATCCTGCACGCGGCACGCTTCTGCCGGACAGCAGAAATCTCCGAGGCAAGGCCCATTGCGTCAATCAGCTGTTTCCGGTCATATGTCGAAAGCAGGCGGTATGGGTATTTGAATTCCTGAATAGCAGTTTCGCGGGTTTCGTAAATTGTCCTCTTGAGGGATTCCACAGCCCGGCCATATTCATAAAAAGCTTTCTGCTCAAGTGTCAGTTTCATTTTTTGTCTGGAGGATTATCGGTTAATTTCACCACTGTCTTCTTCCTGGCAACGGCAATTTGAGGAAAAGAGATGCACTGCCACACCCACAATACCCACCAGGCTTCCCACGCTAATGAGAAGCAATATTACCAGCGCAACAGCTTTCAGAATCCCGGATAGCACACAGTAAAGGGAAGGCGCGTCATGTCCAAGCAGAATAACAATGCCATAGACGGCGAGCACGCAGGAGACGGCTTCAACAATCAAAAGGCCCAGACAGGGAAGAATATGATGGGTTACGGTTTTAGTTACGTTTCTGTTCATGGTTTTTTCTTTATGATTTAAGTAAATAATAATGAAGTCAGATTTATTCCCCGGCCAGATATGATTTCCAGCCGGGGAAGGGGGTATCAATAGAAAACTTCCGCTACCCAACGCATCTGGGTATAACGGTCGCGTCTGTATTCGCGATTAACGTGCCAGGTTTTTCCTCCGTCCAGAGAAGCTTCAATAAGTATGGAACCCGTCCCGTGGAACTCACGGGCCACAAATTCTTTTCCCGCCTTAATGGCTTCAAGCAGGGTGCTGGCGGTATAATAACGGCCAAGGCACCTGGAAGAGGTTTTGGCGGTCCAGCGGTAAATGGCGGTTGCAGTCTTCATTATGTTTTAACTTTCAGTTTTTTGTTGCAGGAGGGTTATTCCCTCCCTTTGATGAATGTAATT